GTATCTCTCAGCAGATGCTACAGAGGCTCAACAAGCAGTCCTGAACCAGATGAAGGAAATCCTACGAGACCTCAAGTTCAATGAGCAAGGCTTCCTGATTACTCCTAGTGATACTTATCCCGGTAAGGATGGCGAACCCACCAATCAGAAGCTAGTCTCTGTAAAGCTAATTTCTGCTGAGGGTACCCGTAATATCGACATTGATCCTGTAGTTAAGCGTTACCAGCACGACATTGCTCGTAGTGTCCTTGCAGAGTTTATCATGCTTGGTGGTGGCTCTAGTGGCTCTTATGCTTTGAGTAAGTCTAAGAGTGACATCTTCCTGAGGGCACTTGAGAGTTACATCCACACAATCATTGATGTTCTGAATAAACAACTCATTGAGCCTCTCTGGCGTATCAACGGCTTGGACTTCAAGTTGATGCCTAAGATTGTAGGCGGGGACGTTGCACCCCATGATCTACAACAGCTTGGTGGGTTCTTGCGTAATCTCAACAGTGCTGGTATCACTTATGCAGACGACCTTAACATTGTAAACGCACTTCTCGACCAAGCTGAATTGCCAAACATTGATGAGGAAATTTACAGAGCCTCTCGTGAGCGTGAATACGAAACACAAATGGCACGTAACCAGTATTATGACGATGACAACATCAAGGGTACTACCCTAAGCCCTGATGAGGAAGAAGACGACAAGAAGGTTGGCAACTGATGTCCCAATGGAACAGGTTACAATATGAAGTTCCTGACGGTAGGTTAGTTCAAGCCCAACGAGAGATTTACCAGACTTTCGGAGATAAGGTCTCTATTGATGCTAAAGCCAAAAGCCTCATTAAGTTTGGTAAGTCTGCTGAACTAGGAACCACTCGTGAAACTGTCTGGACTGTAGGTGGAATGGAGACTTACGTTCAAGACAATCTTATTGACACAATCTCCTCTAGTTCTGCCACTGATGACCAAGAGATTTACCTTGAGTGTCATACTGTATCTGGCACTGGTGAAGATCAACAGTTTACATTTATAACACAAATTGGTCAAATTATAGGTCAGAATAAAGTCTCTTTACCCACCCCTGTAGCTCGTGTCTCTCGTGTTGTAAATAATAATGGGCATGAGCTTACTGGTGCAGTCTACGTTTATGAGGATACGGCTGTTGTAGGTGGCGTACCATCTGATGTGACTAAGATACACGCACAGATACCCCAAGGCTTCCAACAGTCCTTTAAGGCAGCTACAACCTTCAGCAATCAGGACTACTACATTCTCACTGGTGGGTTTGGTTCAGTTAGCTACAAACAAAGCGCTACTGTAAATTTCTACCTAGAGGTCAGACAAGCAGGTAAGATATTCACAGAAGGTGCTGCTGTATCAGCTCACTCAGCAGGTGGTGCTTGGCAGATCGACTTAGACCCATGTGTGATTGTGCCTAAGAATGCTGATGTACGTGTTACCTGCCAAACAGACACTCAAGGTGCTGAAGTCTACGCCAGTTTCAAAGGTTACCTAGCAAAGGTAGTATCATGAATAAATTAATTGAGAAATTCCAAACCGACTTCGATGTGTTCAGTGATCCCCTGTCTGCTAAGGTACGCTCTCGTGCTATCGGGCTAGAAGGTAAAATCCATGTATACGATCTTGATGGTCAAGCCTACTACGTCCCCGGTGCTACCCACAAGGAATACCTTGAGCACATGGAGTACGAAGAAGACGATGACGAAGAAGAGATCACTGAAGATCGCATGGTAGAAGCCCTACGAGCAGTGGTAGCAGAGATTATGAATAAATCAGATAAAACTCAAGACGACTTCAAGATTATTAAGGTAGATGAGGAACAGCGTATCATCTACGGATGGGCTTCAGTAACTACCTACAAAGGTGATTTGGTAGTTGATCGTCAAGGAGACATCATTCGTACAGAAACACTTCATAAAGCAATTAATGAGTTTATGGAGAATGTACGAGTAGGGAAATTGATGCACGAAGGTGAGCAAGTAGGACAGATTATCCACTCGTTCCCAATCACTAAAGATATTTGTGCAGCATTAGGTATTCAATCTGACATGGAAGGGTGGATCACAGGCTACAAAGTCTATGATGACGCTCTTTGGGAAGATGTCAAGATTGGAAAATATGGCGCTTTCTCTATTGGAGGTGCCGCGCAGAAGGAAGAGTACATTGCCAACTGAACTCAAGAAACTCACCCTAACTGAATTGAGCCTTGTTGATCGGCCAGCTAATCCGTTGGCAATGGCCCCAATCTTCAAAGCTGATACTTCCAAAGGAGAAAACATGGAAGATGATAAAATGACTCCAGA